AAGATGAGAAACTACTACTAAGTTTTGGTATTCAAGATAATGCAGCATTTATATTAGAGGTTCCGTCAAATGTTGTAAATGAGATTATTACGGAGGCAATGGCATATGGGAATTAAAGAATTAACAGTAGAACTCTCATCTAATCCGTTTGATGTTCAGATTAATTTTGATTTAGCTCAAGCCTACGACGCACAACAGCAATATGCTTCAGCAGCTGGATTTTATTTAAGAGCGGCAGAATTTGGCTATAAAACTCATCCTCTAATTACATATACATCATTACTTAGAATGGCTATATGCTGGACGCATCAAGGCGATAGGAATAAGACTGTTCATAATAATATCATGCAAGCAATAGCCTATCTGCCAAATAGACCAGAAGCATATTTCCTACTATCAAGAATTAATGAGCGCAATAAGATGTATCAAGACTGCTACACATTTGCCGAAATGGGATTGCTGTATGCCACACACACATTCCATCAGCCTCTTCCAGGATACGTTGATTATAATGGCGCATACTGCCTAATGTTTGAAAAAGCAGTCTCAGGATGGTGGCTTGGGAAAAAGGAAGAAAGCAAATCCCTATTCCAGCATTTATTAGATGATCACAAGATGGCTCCAGAATATGTTACTGGATGCCTTAACAATTTGAAGTTGTACTAATATGTTTCCTAATTGGTTTAAAGATGTAGAGAAGTATTTCCGTCATGTGCCAAATGAGCCCCTTCGTGCTTTGCAAATTGGCACATACACGGGAGATGCTACAGAATGGCTATTAAATAATAGAGAATTAGAATATCTTCACGATGTAGATACATGGGGCGGAAGCGAAGAAATTGCTCATGAATCATTAGATTTTAATTCAGTAGAAAGCTATTATGACTCTAGGTTTAATGATAATCGTATTTATAAATATAAAATGACAAGCGACGAGTACTTTGCCTCAAATAAATCACAGTTTAATTTTATATACATTGATGGAGACCACACAGCATTACAGACATCATTAGACGGATTAAATGCATTTAGATTGCTTGAATCAGGCGGTGTAATGGCTTTTGACGATTACCTATGGAACTATAACGGTAACCGCTTTTTAGAGCCTAAGAGAGGCGTTGACGGCTTCCTAGAGGTATGTAAGGATCAGTACACGGTGATAGAGTCTGGATATCAAATGTGGATTAAAAAATGTTAGTAGTTATTTACGGCAAAGGATTGTGGTCATCTTGGAAAGATGCCTTGGGAGCAGAATCTGACTTTTGGAAAGGATTCTCATCAATTGAAAAAGTCATAGAAATTGATGATATTGACTTCCCCCTGGAAGATGCCTGTAAGAATTACAACAAGGTTGTCCTTATACCGTTATCGGTACAGGATAATTTCAACCATCCCAAAGGGTGCCTTACTCTAGTTTCTTCGCATGACACCCTAAATACCTTTAATAACAAAGATCTATTTTATAAGTTTTTAGAAAAAAATGGTTTAAAGGAGTACTTTCCAAAACTATTAAACATAACTTCAAATACACCAGAGTTTCCTTTTATAATGAAGAGGCTAGATCTTTATGCAGGTGTAGGCATAGCATTAATTTGGGATCAAGAACGATATGAGTGGGCTCTTAATAACCATAGGTTTAAAGACCATCAGTACCTAGTACAAGAGTACGTAGAAGGAGATGTTGAGTACGTTACTCAGGTTATGTGTAAAGATGGAGACGTTCTGTGGAACGTAACTTTTGAAGGACCAGTACCTGAAGATGGTAAAGTAAATATGGGTCCTTTTGCTGAAAACAAAATCGTTACTATGGAGACAGAAGTTCTTGAAGTATTTCGCAATATCTTTAAGCTAGCTAATTACAGCGGTCCAGCAAATGTTAATTTTAAACTTCGTGACGGAAAGCCCATTATTTTTGAGAGCAACCCTAGGTTTGGTGGTTCAATGTTTTTGCCTATGTTTAGACCGCAGTTAAAACAGTCTATAACTGCGCTACTTAATAATGCTTATTTACAAACGGATACTAAAGATGTTAGATAATGCTTGCTATGAAGTTTTTCATACTGATACTGGAAATAACTTACGTAACAAATCCTATGAAGATATTGTAGAGGCGCTTTCTTTTCTGCCTCGTCTGGGTTCCCCCACGATATACTTAAACACAGCAGATAAGGCTAAAAACTTTATTAATCAGACAGCTGGCTTTAAAGTTAACACAGTACATGACTACTGTCAGCCAGGTGAGACATTCCCACCATCTGCTGGCGTCATTGGGGTATGGGCTAGTAACTACACTGCATATAAAAATTTTCTAGAAACAGATAAAGACATACTTATTTTATTTGAAGACGATATTATTTTAAGTAAAAATTTTAAATCTGTATTAAATTCATATTTAATGGAGTTGCCAGAAGGGTGGGAGTTCTTCTCTCCTTTTGTGCCGAGCGACTCCCTGTTTGCCTACAATGAAATAGAGCATTCTTTTAACAATGATTATCTTACCTGCCGCTCTTATCAGCAGTGGTCCTGTGCTACATACGTGGTAAGTAGGGCGGGGGCTAAAAAAGCCGTAGAGAACGTTGAGTCACTTGGAATTACAGCACCCATTGATTGGTATATATTTAATTTTAGAATGAAGCAGGAAGATGCTCAGATTAGGTTTAATACCTATACGGTTAAGCCAAATTCTTATAAGCCAGTTAAGCTTTTGTTGGAGGCAGCGGCATATAGCTCAATTCATAAAGGAAGCACAGAGGAGCTTAATAAGCCGTGATTATCATAACATTTAAGGTGGTATAATTTTAAAATGGGCTCAACATCAAAGGGTTTTAGTTTTCCCGCTTATTCAGATCCGCCAGATATTCCTGCGGATATTCAATTACTTGCACAAAATATTGATACTTATTTAACAGCAAATCCTGGACCACAAGGAACTGTTGGTTCACAAGGTTCTCAAGGATCTACTGGCGCACAAGGAACTATTGGAACACAAGGAGCTACTGGAACTCAAGGAACTATTGGCACACAAGGCACTACTGGCGCACAAGGAACTATTGGAACACAAGGAGCTACTGGAACTCAAGGAACTATTGGCACACAAGGCACTACTGGCGCACAAGGAACTACTGGCACACAAGGAGCTACTGGAACTCAAGGATCTACTGGCGAACAAGGATCTATTGGAACACAAGGTGCTACTGGAACACAAGGTGCACAAGGAGTTACTGGTGCACAAGGAGCTATTGGTACTCAAGGTACAGAAGGCGCTCAGGGAAATGCTGGTTCTGGTGTAAGCATATTAGGAACATATCCAACTTTAGGAGACTTACAATCAGCGCATCCAACAGGAACGCTCGGAGATAGTTATATAGTTTCTGGAGATCTTTATGTTTGGACTGGATCTTCTTGGACTAATGTTGGTACAATTCAGGGACTACAAGGTACAGCTGGTATAGTTGGAACACAAGGATCTACTGGAACTCAAGGATCTGCTGGTGCACAAGGAACTACTGGAACACAAGGAACTACTGGGACTCAAGGAACTGATGGCACACAAGGCACTACTGGCGCACAAGGAACTATTGGAACACAAGGAGCTACTGGAACTCAAGGAACTATTGGCACACAAGGCACTACTGGCGCACAAGGAACTACTGGCACACAAGGAACTCAAGGAACACAAGGAACTGCTGGCATACAAGGAACAACTGGTACACAAGGCACTACTGGAACACAGGGAACTATCGGTACTGCAACTCAAGGAACACAAGGAACTACTGGAACGCAAGGAACTACTGGAACGCAAGGAACTTTAGGGTCTACTGGAACAATACAGATAAACTCAGCAGTTACTGGATTAATTGAAACAGTAAATGTAGTTTCTGCAGCAACATCATCTACAGTTAACGTAGATGTAGTGACTTCTACAGTTTGGTATTACACAACTGGATCAACGAGTGCATTTACTTTAAACATTAGAGGAAATTCTGGAACAACATTAAATTCATTGTTATCAACAGGCCAATCAATAACAGTTGCATTTTTAAATACTACTGGAGCATCAACAGCTTCATACCCATCAACTTTTCAAATAGATGGTGTTACTCAATCTAGCATTAAATGGCTAAATGGCTCTGCTCCAACTGTTGGAAATTCTTCATCAATAGATTCTTATATTTATACAATAATCAAAACAGCATCTGCAACATATACTGTAGTTGGATCACAGACTAAATACGCATAGGAGGCGGAAAATAAATGCCATTATTTCAGTCACTAGCTAGTTCATCAGTGAGAGGTTTAGTAAAAATAGGCCCAGAATCATTACCAACAGTAACTGGTGGAACTTTAAGCTCTGATGCTACTTATTACTATCGCACATTTACAAGCAATGGAACTTTAACAGTATCTAATAACACACTAAACGCTGAGTATCTTGTGATTGCAGGCGGAGGAAATGGGGGTAGTGGAGGAGGAGGTGCTGGCGGAGTTCGACAAACTAACGCAACATTATCTGCTTCTTCTTATTCTGTAGTTGTTGGCGCAGGCGGAGGTAATAACTCTTCTATCAATTCTTATGTTGCATCTGGTGGTGGCCGAGGTGCATTTGGAGATTCTGCAGTATCTGGTGGTTCTGGTGGTGGTGGCAGCAACTTTGCAGCATCTTTTGGAACTGGGGCTGCAGGAATTGCTGGCCAAGGAAATGCTGGTGGTAATTCAACTGGTTCTGGTACCGATGCAGCAGGTGCAGGTGGCGGTGGTGCAGGCGCTGTCGGTTCTAACGCTGGCAATAACACAGGTGGCACTGGTGGAGTAGGAACATCTACTTACTCTGCTTGGGGTTCTGCAACTTCTACTGGTGTCAACGTAGGAGGAACTTACTACTACGGTGGTGGCGGTGGTGGAGGCAACAATGAAACTAGAAACTCTGCTACTTTCACAGATACAGGATTTGGTTATGGCTTTGGTGGTGGTGCAGCAGGGGGATTAGGCGGTGGCGGCAGCGGCGCATCTCTTGGTTATGCATTGTCACCACAAGCTGCAATAGGAGTAAGCGGAACCGCTAACACAGGTGGTGGCGGTGGTGGCGGTGGTACGGACTATAATCCATCTTGGGGTGGAGCTGGTTATCAATTGAGTGCTCCAGGTTCAGGAGGCTCAGGAATTGTTATTGTTCGATATACAAAAGCACAGGTGGACTAATGTCATATAAATCAATAATTCTTTCAGATTATCCTATTGGATATTATCCATTAGATGATTTAACAACAGTTGATGTTGCAAGCTATACAGCTCTTGAAAACTCATATGCTACATATCAGGCTATATTAGATGACACGCTATTGACTTCTTATGCAAGCATTTATGGAGACATTGCATATGATCACTCTGGATGTGAAAATGATGCAGTATATGGCGGGGACCCAATAACAGAAATTACTCCAATTGTAATTGGCAATTCAAGGGCAACAAAGATAGCCAATACAAACTCTATAGAATATTCATTTTTAAATGATTATACAGCTTCTCAAACTTCCAGCCAGTTTGCAACAATATATTCTTCAGACAACGATTTTACATTTGAAGCTTGGATACATCCAGTATTTACTACAAACGGATTGACAAGCATTCTAGCAGATGCAGATGAGGCTATCGGCATATTCTATGATAATGAAAATATTGTTTTTAAAGTGCAGGCCGAATATGTAGAACATACTCTACCCCATACAGATAAGGTTATTCATATTGTAGGCATATATAGCCCTACACTATTGTCTCTTTATATAGATGGGGTTCTAGTTAATACATCTACAATTTCTAATTTTAAATTTAGCAACACAGCCCTAGCATTATCAAGCGGACCAACAACAGACGCAGGAGACTACTTCCTTATAAATAGCGTTGCAGTATATAGATATAGTTTATCTCAATCTCAAATCCAAAACCACTATAATCAAAATGCTGGGCTTTCACCAATACAAATTGTAGACCCAGATAATGGTGAACTTTTTGAGTTGTATGACGATAACATTTCAACAAAATTTATTTACTCTTATCCTGGAAATAAATCATGGGATTATTTTATTACGGATGATTTATATTATAGCGATAGCGAGCAGTCATTATCTATCAAAAAGGGTACTGGCTCAAAAACTGTAACCCTAACAGATTACATTTCATTACCGTATGCCGCAGTACTTGATTCTTCAAAAATTGAATGGAACGCAACTAGCGGGGTAACAGTAGAAGTTTCAGTAGATGGCACAACATATCAGGCTTGCCAAAATGGACAGAAGATTCCACAATTCACCATTGCAAGTTTTAATGGGAATAAACAAATATATTTAAAGATAACTTTAGCAACAACAGATAGCAGCAAATATTTGCCTAAGATATCTACTCTTCAAATTAAATTTTATAATAATCAAATTGCATATGCCTCAAATAGCTCTAGCTATATTTCTACACTAGAGGGTCTTGCGGGAGTCTCAGTATATGATATAACAATTGGAAACAATAAATATCCAATTCTTTCAAGAAATGCCAGAAATGGAATAAGAACAATTCAAAGCTCTGGATTTTATATCAATACAACCTCCTCAGTTAGGACATTAGAATTTTTCTATACTCCCTATGCATTGACAGTCAGCGGTTTAATATCAACAGCATCTAGTGGATCATATGCTGCCTCAAATTATTCATGGAATGGCGGCGGAACAATAAGCAAAACTAATATATCTGCAATATATGTAAACAACGTAGATAAGTCGGAAGAAACAGATGTTTCAAATATATTTAAATTGGGACAAATGCACCATGTTGTAATTGTTTTTACTGCTGCGGTTAGCGGGCAAATAAAGATTGCACATTCCTCATCTGGCTCAGTTCCTGCCTTATTTCAAAACTTAGCTCTATATCCAAGCCAATTTACATTGTCAAAAGCATCTGAGCACCATGACCTGTATGTATATGGATCTACTTCTACGGTAGCGGATGATAATTCTCCGTCCATAACCGTGACAGAAAATTCCGTAGAATACTACGATAATGACTGGATTGTGATACAAAACTCATAATTTTGTCACATAGCATGACAAAAAGCTGGACTTTGACACTAAAGAATGGTAAAATAAAATACTATGGAAATCAAAAGAGTCAATCAGACTGTAATCGAAGAGACCACTCTTGGCATATATGTGTGGGAAATGCCTGACGGAAGATGGATTGGCGATGATGAAGGCAACTATTTATCAATAGCATCCCATAAAGGTAGCAAGGCAAACATGGCGGCTTTAGCAGCAGAGGTATCATCCTTTGGAATTGATGTGGGTCAGCCTAAATTTTTATCTAACAGACGCAAGATTGATGATGAGCAATTTGAATATCAGAAGGCAAGACTTGAGCAGGGCTTGATTCCTGACCCATTTGATATTGGTAATTATAAAGATGAGCTAGCGGCTTACAACAAGAAGAATCCAGTAATAGGTGGATCAGGGAGATAAATATGGAGTTCGTTCAAGATAATGATTTAGAGTCAACAGATAGAATTCAAATTTCTTCTGCATCCGACTTATTTCAACTAAAGAAAGAAAAAGATCATTCAGATCCATTCATGATACAAGAGGATGATCTAAGAAAAGTATCTGGTCTAAGCTCTAACTTCCGTCGCAAGATGGGAAGAGAATTATCTAAAGCATTTATGGGTAGAGAAGAGACTGGAACACAGCAGAATCTACTACAGCAAGCTATAACTGGCTATGCAATGTTTGACTTGGTTGAACCACCTTATAACCAGGAATATTTATCAAGAATTTATGAGATCTCAACTTACAACTATGCAGCAATTAATGCAAAGGTTGCAAATATTGTTGGCCTAGGATATGACTTTATTGAGACAAGAAAAACAAACGATGCCTTTGACGCAATTACTGATGACAAACAATTAGAACGAGCAAGAAGAAAGCTCAATAAGCTTAAGCAGGATTTACAGATTTGGCTTGACTCAACAAACGATGAAGATACATTTACACAAACGCTTATAAAGGCGTACACAGATTTAGAGTCTACAGGGAATGGCTATATTGAAATCAGCCGAACTACTGCAGGCAACATTGGATACATTGGACACATCCCGTCAAAGACAATGAGAGTTCGTCGCTTACGTGATGGATTTATTCAATTGCTTTACGGAAAGGCTGTATTCTTCCGCAACTTTGGAGATGTAGATACAGAGAATCCGATTGCAGGAGGAGAGGATAGACCTAACGAAGTTATCCACCTAAAGAAGTATACTCCAACAAATAACTATTATGGAATCCCAGATATTATTGCAGCT